GCGGGGGCGTGGGAGACGTTCTGCGAGTCTTCCGGCGATATGAGTGTGGCGGATACTGCTAAAGCGTTTAAGGCCCGTTGTGGTGTTCTGCGCACTCATCATTGGTGGGCTGGTTGGTGTCGTGTTGGGCGACGTAGTCGAGGTTTTCTAGGCCGGGGAGTGGGGCTAGAACATCAGTATGGCGCATGGGTGTAACATTCCCACGCTCTTCGATGAGCTCATCCACCGGGGTAGTGAATTCCCGGTGGTCGCCGGGAAGCTTCATGCGGCGGAGTACTTCTTCGGCTAGGTCTTCTTCGGTGGCATCGCGAATAGCAGATTTGGGGTCGCCCTTATCTACTTCCGCTGGAGTGAGAAATTCTGTCACTACTAGAGCGCTTACGGGGGGTATCCCGTAGCCGCGTGCAACAGCTATAACGTTTTCGGCGCTTACCCCTGTTGTCCGCTGTGAGTTGATTGTCCCGTAAGATACGCCGGTTTTCTTCTCGATGGTGCGTAGCGAATCTCCGTTCGTTACGTTGTTGAGCCATTCCCTTGTGTCCATGCATGTAATGGTACGCCATATTTTGCGTGTGTTCAAGATATTAACAGTACTTTATCTGCTGATTTAAAAAATTTCGCAATTTCGCTTGCATTATTCAAACAATAGTGTGTTACTGTATCTAACAGAATGTTAAAGACAAAAACATCGGAGGTGAAAAACATGGAATACCGACTCGATCCAAGCGTGCTTGACACAGCGCGGAAAAGTGAAGGGCTGACAAGTGACGAACAGCTCGGAGCAGCTGTGGGGAAGACTTCTTCAGCAATCCGCAACTATCGGCTCGGCAAGACTGTTCCGAACATCGAAACTCTGATGCGGCTCAAGGAGATTACGCATCGTCCGTTGGACACGATGATTATTCGCTCGGATGCGTTGGCCGCGTGAAAGAGAAACTCCCAAGACGTATGCAAGCGACTTCGAGGAGTTCGGCCCTATCGCGTTTGAAACGCGGAAGGGTGGTCGGCATTGCCGACAACCTAGTAAATAAAAGCGCCGGTCTGGTAACGGCCAGCCGACGCACAGATTCGCTTGATAAGGAGCGGAACCATGAATAATTCTAACAATCTTCCTGATGTAGCTCAACCAGGCAGTTCTCCGTTTGAGGATATTAAACGTACTTCTGCTGAAGGTATTGAGTACTGGTCTGCACGTGACCTTATGCCGCTCATGGGGTATGTGCGTTGGGAAGATTTCTTGAAAATCACTAGGCGTGCTGAAGTTTCCGCCTCGAATACAGGTCAAAGCGGTTTTTCGGAGATCACCGAAAAACCATCTGACGGCGGGCGTCCTCGCCTGGACTACCATCTGTCACGTTTTGCCGCTTATCTTGTGGCGATGAATGGCGACCCGAATAAGCATGAGGTAGCTGCTGCTCAAGCGTACTTCGCTGTCCGTACTCGTCAGGCTGAGAAGATTCAGGAGGCGTTCCAGCTTCCTGGTAATTATGTGGAGGCGTTGGAGGCTCTGCTAGCTTCCGAGAAGCAGAAGCTCGAACTTGAGGCTACTAACCGAGAGTTGGCTCCGAAAGCGCTCTTTGCTGATGCTGTGGCCGCGTCTTCAGGTTCGATGCTTATTCGTGAGTTCGCTAAGGAGCTCTGCCAGAACGGCTATGAGACGGGGGAGAAACGCCTGTATGAGTGGTTCCGTAACAATGGCTATCTGATCTCGTCTAAGACTTCTGATCGCAATAGGCCTACTCAGTATGCGATTGAGCGGGGTTGGTTTGAGGTGACTGAGCATGTTGTGCAGGCGGCTGGGCGTGAGCCGTTTGTATCTACGGTTACCCGGATTACGGGTAAGGGTCGTCAGTATTTTATGCGGAAGTTGATGGGCGGTGATCTCGTTGCGTGATGTGGGAGAATTGGGTTATGCAACGCGACGAAATGGCGCGGCTGCGACCGCCCTGAGCGTGGACTCAACTGTGAGGAGTTGAATCATGTCTAATGCTACCAATTTACCTGCTAGCGCTCAATCTGAGCTGATACCAATTCAGAATAACGACGGGGCGCAGGCAGTTCTCGGCCGTGATCTCCACGCATTCCTAGAGATTGGGAAAGACTACAGCACCTGGTTCAAAGATATGTGCCAGTACGGCTTTATCGCTGGTCAGGACTTTACCCCGAAATCGGGGAAAACCTCTGAGGCTGGTGGTCGGCCTCGTATTGATCACATTATCTCGTTGGAGATGGCTAAAGAGATCTGCATGATCCAACGGTCGCCTCTAGGTAAGCAGGCTCGCCAGTACTTCATCGAGTGCGAGAGACGCGCGCCCAAACAAGGTTTTGGTTCTCGACAGCCTTCAAGACATACGAGCCGCGTAAAGAAAAACTCCCCAGCTGGAACTAGGGAGTCAAAAAGTAAGGAGTCTATCTAATGCAAGACATTAACGTTATCTCTCATTCTATGCTCGTCGATCGCGATGAGCAAGGTAACGCTTTCACTACCTCGCTGGTGATCGCTGACGGGACAGGTAATGAACATCGAGCTGTTCTACAACTTGTCAAAAACAACATCAAGGACTTTGAGGAGTTCGGAAGGGTCGCATTTGAGATGCAACCCTTTAAAACAGCTGGTGGAGTGCAAGAACGAAAGGTTGCGCTACTTAACCGTGAGCAGGCAACGCTCCTCATGACATACATGCGGAATAACGATGTTGTGCGTGATTTTAAGAAGCGTCTTGTGCGGGCTTTCTCTGAGATGGAGAAGCGACTGTCTGCCCCGGCGTTGTCTGGGCCGGAGCTTGTGGCCCGCGCGCTGATCGAAGCTCAGAACATGCTTGATGAGAAAGATCAGCAGATAAAAGAGCTTGCTCCGAGGGCGGGGGCGTGGGAGACGTTCTGCG